CAAAGTCCGCCGAGTTCACCGAGTTCAAGAAGACCGTAATATCGATCAAGACCACGCTCATCGTAATAAAGGCGTACCGTAACATCCTTGTTCTCCTTGCTCAAACGCGACTTTGCTGTTTTAGCTTTAATAAGATTGCCAACGACTTCTGTTCCATCCTTTTCTTTCTTTTTGCTGAGATATATGATTGTAGACGCAGCATATTTGAGACCGCTGCCTCCGCCCATTTCTTTGGTGGGAACGTATGATCCGATGACATCGTAGGTGTGGTTGGTTACTAGGAGTGGAATGTTTGCTTGTCCCAGTTTCAGAGTGAGCATGCGGAATGCACCTTTGACCAATTGGGATTTGGTCATGTCTCGGACTTGTTTTTCATCCAGGGCATCTCTGATTTCTTTTTCTGTGGAAAGCATACCTAAAGAGTCTAGCACAAACATGCAAGGACTGCGATCCTCTACAGGTTTTTTTAAGTATATGTCTACTGCCTTCAGTGCCTTCTGACGGAAGTCCTCAATAGTTACGACATTGACGACAACCACTCGGGTAAGGTCAATCCCTCTACTTGCAAGTAGACCCTTATTAACAGCCGCTTCAGAATCGAAATATAGGCAATAACCATCAGGATTAGAATCAAGGAAATTTTTGACAACCGCAAGCGAGAAGAAAGTTTTTCCAGTGCTAGATTCGCCAGCAATGGCAGTAATCTTATTCCCAGATACACCGCCAAATATAGACCCTGAAACAAGTCCGTTAAAAATGTACGAACCTGTGTCCACATACTGTTCTTTGTCGTCGATGTCTGCGGCGAGTTGGGTATAGTCATCTCCGATCTCTTTTACAATTTCTTTTAATAAATCCATTACATTACAAATCCAAATTCTTCACGGGCAATTTTCTTATAAGGTCCGCCTGGGTTAGCATCCCTAATCTCTTTGATTCTTACCATCTTTTGATATAGGGCAGCGTCTCCACCAAGGCGAAGAGCACTTACGATAGTGTTCAGTTCTTTGTCGTTGATAGGCAGATCCATTCTACTCCATTACGTTTTTTGATTCTGTGCAGATAACCCAATTATAACTCTTTTTCATCTGATTTGCAAACCACTTGGCATTGGTTTCATCATCAAAGTATCTGCTGTTTTGTTGAGGAGATAGTTCTCCTGGTTCGGACCAGCGAACAATGTATTTACTCATGAAAAGAAACTCTCTAAACTCACCTTCTTTTCGACAGACCACCCGATAGCATCTAGAATCACTTTAAGTGGATCAAGGAATGCCTTATTGAACTGCATCTCATAATCGACGAATCGTTCTAAGTCCAGTTCCTTAGGGAAGTCTTGAATGAAGGATATTACATTCTCTCTAGTCGGGTTTGGATTCTTCAGATAGCAGAACTTAATCTTATCCCCATTTTGTATAGGGGCATACTTCTTATCCAAACCACGCTCTTTTATATAGAAGTTATACAGCAGAGCACCACGACAATGCATTGGTGTTCCCTTTGCATAGATTGTATTGATGCCCTTGTACTTAGTCACACTGGAGACTGAACGTGGGAATGCAACTTCCTCAGGTGGTAGATTGCGGAACTCTTTACGAGAACCTTCAATGAAATCAATCACCTCATCCTCTGTTCCGCTCATCACCAGTTTCAGACCATCCTTGATCATCTGACGACAGGGTGCAGGTGTGGATGACTTGACTGCTTCGATACCCATGATCTTGAGTTTGGGTTCAGCATATCGCACACCCTCACTATCCCAGACATTCAGGATGTATCGTTTCTTAGCAGTCCAGATACCACGGTCAGCGATGTTCTCTCGCTTCATCTGCATCTTCTGATCGTAAGCGTTTACGTAGTCGGCCAACGCTTGGTAAGAACTTTCAATATAAGGTTCAAATTCCACTTCACAGACCTTATTAAG